GGCAGAAACTGGTATGAGGGAGACAAACTTCACCTCAAGCGCCAGCATTTTGTCCATTACCAGTACATCCCCGGCTTTGGGTTCTATGGATACGGCTTGATTCACCTAATTGGTGGATATGCCAAGTCTGCAACCATGCTGATTCGTCAGTTGGTTGACGCAGGAACGCTTTCTAATCTGCCCGGGGGCCTCAAATCACGTGGGTTGAGAATCAAAGGAGACGACACCCCAATCGCTCCGGGTGAGTTTAGAGATGTGGATGTTCCATCCGGGTCAATCCGTGACAACATCTTGCCTCTACCCTACAAAGAGCCAAGCCAAACCCTTTACACCCTGTTTCAACAGATTGTTCAGGAAGGCCGTGCATTTGCCTCCAGCGGTGACATGAATGTAAGCGACATGTCGGCCAATGCCCCTGTCGGCACAACGCTGGCATTGCTTGAGCGCCAGCTTAAAGTGATGGGCGCGGTCCAATCACGTATGCATTTCAGCATGAAGCAGGAGTTCAAACTCCTTAAAAACATCATTGCTGACTACGCCCCAGAAGAATATTCGTACGAGCCCGAAGAAGGCAGTGCGATGGCCCGCAAGTCGGACTATGACAACGTTGATGTCATCCCAGTTAGCGACCCCAACGCCTCGACCATGGCGCAGAAGGTTGTTCAGTATCAAGCCGTCCTTCAGTTGGCGCAGACTGCCCCGCAGTTGTATGACATGCCACTTCTTCACCGGCAGATGTTGGAAGTTCTTGGAATTAAGAACGCCAACAAACTAATCCCGCTTGAAGACGACATGACCCCGGTCGATCCAGTTCAAGAAAACCAAAATGTTTTGATGGGTAAGCCGGTAAAAGCATTTGTGGAGCAAGACCACAGGTCTCACATTCAGGTCCATATGATGGCCATGCAGGACCCGCAAATCGCACAGATTGTTGGTCAAAATCCGCAGGCTCAAGCCTTGCAAGCAGCCATGCTTGCTCATGTAAACGAGCACGTAGGCTTTGAGTACCGCCGTCAGATGCAAGAACAAATGGGCATGGTCATCCCCGGAGAAGAAGAAACCAAAAATCTGCCGGAAGAAGATGCCAATCAAATTGCTATCAAAGCGGCCCAAGCATCACAAGAGTTGCTCCAAAAGCATTCTCAAGAAGCAAAGGCTCAGCAGGCTCAGCAACAGATGATGGACCCGGTGGTCCAGATGCAGATGAAAGAACTGGAGCTAAAAAGTCAGGAACTGCAACTCAAAATCCAAAAGCAACAGATCGATGCCGCAGAAAAAGCGGATCGTATTCGTGTCGAAGAATCTCGCATCGAAGCCCAAAAAGAAATTGCCGCCATGCAAGTGGCAGCAACAGCAGCCGCATCAAAAGCAAAACTTGCCGCCCAGCAAGAGATGGAGGGCACAAAAATTGGCGTGCAAATCGCCAAAGATCGGACGCAAATGATTAAACCCAAACCAGCAAGGAGTCAAGATTGATTGAAACCATCCATGCTTTAGCGCATGTGCAGAAAGAGATTGAGAAATACCGGCAAGAGCAAGCAGCCTTTCTTGCGGCAAGCCGTGCTGACTCGTTCGACGAGTACAAAAAAGTCTGCGGAGTGATCCGGGGTCTTGACTACGCAGACCATGTGATTAATGACCTCGTGCAAAGGATAAACAATGAGTGAGTTTGATGTGTCCGCCGTGGACCTTTCCGGCATCTTAAACAGGGATGCTTCTGAAAAGGCCAAGCAGCTTCCTGATCCTAAAACGTATCACATGCTAACTGTGGTGCCAGAGGCGATGGAGGAATATGCCGAGAGTGATCTGGGCATTCTTAAATCGGCCCAGACCAAGCATTACGAGGAGGTTTTGACCCCTGTTTTGTTTGTGGTCAAGCTGGGACCGGACTGCTACAAGGACACCACCCGCTTTCCAAGCGGACCGTCTTGCAAAGAAGGTGACTTTGTCATCGTGCGCCCAAATTCAGGCACTCGCCTGAAAATTCATGGTCGAGAGTTCCGAATCATTAATGATGAGTCGGTCGAGGCTGTGGTTGAAGACCCGCGTGGTATTTCGCGTGCATCGTAAGGAGTGACAAATGGCAACCAAGTTTGAAAACGACGAGTTCAAATTTCCTGATGAGAAAGAGGAAAAGAACGAAGAGAAAACCTCAAGCGATGATTTTGAGCTTGAGATTGAGAATGACACACCGCCAGAGGATAGAGGTCGAAAGTCCGCTCCTCCTCCGCAAGACCCTACCGATGAAGAACTTTCAACCTACAGCCGAGAGGCTCAAGATCGGTTGAAGAAGTTTACTCGCGGCTACCATGATGAGCGCAGGGCAAAAGAAGCAGCCGAGCGCGAACGGCTGGCCGCAGAAGAGTTTGCTCGTAATGTTTACGAGGAAAACAAACGGCTCAAAGAGCAGCTTAAAACAGGCAGTGAGGTCTACATCGAGACCGCCAAGACAGCCGCTCAAACCGAATTGGATGTTGCCAAGAAAAAGCTGAAAGAGGCTTTCGAGGCAGGGGATTCGGATGCCCTTGTAATGGCCCAAGAAGAAATGTCAAAGGCCGCGCTAAAAATCGATAGGGCGCAAACCATGCGCCCAATTGAGATTGAGCAACAGCAGGAATTTAGGCCAGCTGCGCAGCAACCAGCAATCTCAGCTAAAACCAAACGATGGATGGACAAAAACAACGATTGGTTTGGGGTTGACGAGGAAATGACGCTTTCTGCGGTTGGACTTGACAAAAAACTTCAAAAGCAATATGGTGCTGACTATGTTGGGACGGACGAATACTTCCAAGAAGTTGACCGGACCATGCGAAAAAGATTCCCTGAGTACTTCAGGAGCCATGAGGACAATGACGATCCTTCCCAAAACTCGTCAAATCCGGCAGAGGATGAATCCCCGCGCCGTGCAAAACCCAGTACTCCTGTGGCCCCGGCCACTCGCAGTACCCCGCCAAGTCGCGTCAAGCTGAAGGCGTCTCAAGTTTCGTTGGCTCGAAGACTTGGGATTACCCCAGAGCAGTACGCCAAACAGGTTGCTTTGCTTAATAGAGGTGAATAATGGATCAACAAGCTCAAACGGCCAACGCGCCGCGTCAAAATCGCCAACCTCGGGATATGGAATCTCGGGTTTCCACCATGCGTCCTCAAGCATGGCGTGCCCCGGAAGTTCTTCCTTCTCCCGATGATCGCCCCGGATGGAGGCATCGTTGGGTCCGTGTTTCGACGTTGGGTCAAGCTGATCCCAGCAATATCTCTAGTAAGCTGCGCGAAGGGTATGAACCCTGCAAAGCAGAGGAATACCCGGAGATGATGATGTACGCCTCTACCGAGGGCCGCTTTAAGGGTGGCATCGAGATGGGCGGGTTGTTGCTTTGCCGTATTCCCCAAGAGTTTTTGGATCAACGTATGAAACACTACGAGAATCAAAACAAGGCTCAGGTGGACTCGGTGGACAACAGTTTCCTTCGTGAAAATGATCCTCGGATGCCTCTTTTCTCTGAGAAGAAGTCCAAGGTCACTTTCGGTTCAGGTTCTTAATTTAGGAGTCTTAAATGGCTTACCCCACCATTGATAAGCCTTACGGCTTGAAGCCGGTCAATCTGATCGGCGGACAGGTGTTTGCGGGTTCAACCCGCTTGATGGAAATTGCAAGTGGTTACGCCACGAACATTTTCTACGGTGACTTGGTAAAACGAGTCGCAGATGGGACCATTGAAAAAGATACTGGCACTACCACTGCCACGCCTTGCGGTGTGTTTTTGGGCGTACAGTTCACCAATGCTTCCACTGGTCAACTGCAACAACAACAATATTATCCGGCGAGTCAGGCCGTTAAGTCTGGCACGCTGATTTTTGCCGTCGTTGCTGATGATCCTGATACTCTGTTCCAAGTAGTTTCTTGTTCCTCTGGCTCCACTGTGGCCGCGATGGGCAAATCTGCTATTGGTAACAACATTGCGTTGATCCAAAACGCTGGTTCTACCGTTACAGGTAACTCTGCTGTAGCAATTGATGAGGGCACCCAAGCCACCACCAATACGCTGCCTATTCGCATCATTGATGTGGTTAGAGATACAGCAACAGGTTCTGATGCTTTTGTTGAATTTATCGTAAAGATAAACGCAACGATGCACCAGTACAACAACTCAACTGGCGTCTAAGGAGTAACTTAAAATGGCTATTTCACGCGCACAACTGCTGAAAGAGTTGCTCCCCGGCCTGAACGCCCTGTTCGGCATGGAGTACGCTCGCTACGGCGAAGAGCACAAGGAAATCTACGAGACCGAGACTTCCGAGCGTTCGTTTGAAGAGGAAACCAAACTGTCTGGCTTCTCCGCCGCTCCGGTGAAGAACGAGGGCAGCGCGATTGCCTACGATAACGCGCAAGAGGCTTGGACCACTCGTTATAACCACGAAACCATTGCTTTGGGTTTCTCGATCACCGAAGAGGCGGTTGAGGATAACCTGTACGACAGCCTGTCTGCTCGTTACACCAAGGCTCTGGCTCGCGCTATGGCGTATACCAAGCAAGTTAAAGCTGCTGCTGTTTTGAACAACGGCTTTTCTGCTTCTTACGCCGGTGGCGATGGCGTTGCTCTTTTCTCCGCCTCGCATCCGCTGGTCTCTGGCGGCACCAACAGCAACACTCCCGGTACTCAAGTTGATCTGAACGAGACTTCCTTGGAAGCCGCCGTTATTCAGATCGCCGCTTGGACCGATGAGCGTGGTCTGCTGATCGCTGCTAAGCCCAAGAAGATGATTGTTCCCCCGGCCCTTATGTTCACCGCCAAGCGTCTGCTTGACACCGAACTGCGGGTCTCTACTGCTGATAACGATATCAACGCGATCAAGCAGATGGGCGCAATCCCAGAGGGTTACACCGTTAACCACTTCTTGACCGACCCCAACGCTTGGTTCCTGACCACCGATGTTCCTAACGGCATGAAGCACTTTGTGCGTACCCCGTTGCAGAACTCGATGGACGGCGACTTTGACACGGGCAACGTCCGTTACAAGGCCCGCGAGCGTTATTCGTTCGGCTGGTCTGACCCACTGGGTATGTGGGGTTCGTCGGGTTCGACCTGATGAATATAGAAAGGGGGGCCTTGTGCCCCCTTTTCTTTTGATGTATATTGCTTTCATCCCGGGGTTCCCGGCGTTTCTGACAGTCCCGGCTGACGACATGCAGACAGAGCGCCCTCAATTAACTCGCATGTGAGGAATCATGGCTAATACCACTTTCAACGGCCCAGTACGTC